GAGAAAGAAGATTTAAATGGTTGAATCAAATTTTTGCAACAAATTATTTTAGTGAATATATAAAATCTGCTAATTCAAAGGAACAATATAAAAAAGCGTTTTTAAAATGTATAACTCATTATAGACAATTATGTTCACAATTAAATAAATACATTGAAACTGTTCAAACCTTTCAGTGCGCTAAGCAATGGAAAAATATTGATTTTAATAAAGTAACTTCTATTACCTTAGCAAAGCAAAGCAGAGCGTTTTCAAATAAAAACAAAAATGGAAGTATTCGTTATCAAGATAATGAAGATAGAATTATTTGTTCTCAAAATTATGAAAATCACATACAAAGAGCAAAAAATGGTTACCTTAAGATAAAGGGAAAATGTGTAAGCATGGTTGATTTTGCAAAGCAAGCGTGTAAATTGATTGATTGTAATATAGATCAACAACTTGAATGTGATAGATTAAATTTACAATGGTCTGATAATGAAACCCAAACAAGCGCTTTAGATAATTTTGTTGCAATGGTAGATGTTTCTGCTTCAATGACATCTCCTACAAATGATCCAATGATGGCAGCAATTTCTCTTGGTATTCGTATTGCAAATAAATCTAAATTAGGAAAACGTGTTATGACTTTTAGTGAGTTCCCAACATGGGTAAATTTACAACCATATGATAATTTTGTAGATCAAGTCAGAAAAGTACGTTTCGCTAAATGGGGTGCAAATACAAACTTTATGGAAGCGCTTTATTTGATATTAGATGCAATTGTTGAAAAAAAATTACCTGCAGAAGAAGTTAAAAATATGGTATTAGTTATTCTTTCAGATATGCAAATGGACGCTGCAGATAAACAAGATAAAAAAACATTATTTGAAACAATGAAGGCAGAATATTCAGAAGCGGGATTAAAAGTACACGGAGTTCCATATGAAATACCTTTTATTCTTTTTTGGAATTTAAGATCAACTAATGGTTTTCCAACTTTATCTACAAATGACAATTGTGCTATGATGTCTGGATTTGAACCTGCATTATTAAATGTATTTTGTGATAAAGGAATTGATGCATTAAGAAGTTCAAATCCATGGAGTATATTAGTGGATAGTTTAGCAAATGAAAGATATAAAATATTGGACGAAAAGTTGAATAATGAATTATATAATGAATTTAATAATATTAAAGAAAAAATATTGTATGAATTTGAAGTACCAATTGGAAGATTATAAATAAATGAGAAGATTATAAATATTTTTTATATGTATATTTTATGAGTTGGATTACAAGAAAAAAAATAGGAAAAATACATTTATTTTATTTAATGAGAAAAATACGAATACAAAGAATACAAAGAATACAAAGAATACAAAAAATGCAAAAAAATATAAAAAAAATGTTTTCATCATATCCACAAAAAGAAATAACTAATTGTGGTATTCCATTAAATATTTTTCAAACATGGCATACAAAAAATTTGCCTCCATCAATGATTGATAGTGTTGAAAACATTAAAATGAATAATAAAAATTTTGAGTATAAATTATTTGATGATGAAGATTGTCGTAATTTTATTAAAAATAATTTTGATGGTAGTGTTTTGTACGCTTTTGATTCTCTAAAACCTGGAGCGTATAAAGCAGATTTATGGCGTTATTGTGTTCTTTATATATTAGGAGGTATATATATTGACATTAAATATCAAGTAATAAATAATTTTAAATTTGAAAATTGTTTAGATAAAGAATATTTTGTTTTAGATTTAGATAAAAAAAATGTTTATAATGCATTGATGATAGTAAAACCAAAAAATGAAAAATTAAGAAAATGTATATACACTATAGTAAAAAATGTTAGATATAGATATTATGGAAAATCAAGTTTAGATGTTACTGGACCAGGTTTATTATCAAAATTTTTTACTGCAGAAGAAAAACAAAATTTACAAATGAACCATGAATTATTTTTAGGATCTTTTGATAATAAAATAATAAAATTTAATGGTTATGTAATTTTAAAAAGTCATACTGGATATCGTAATGATCAAGCAAAAAATGCAATAACTGAACATTATTCTTATTTATGGGGTAAGCGAAAAATTTATAATTAATTTATAATAAATATTTATCTCTTTCGCCGCACCAACCATTTTGTTTTTGACCAAAAAATAAATGTTTTACCATTTTATTATGAAATTTATCGCAATTAAAAACTCTTAAAATATCATAAGGATATTTAAAATAGTCTTTTTTATTATTAAATGTATTTAAATCATTTTCGTTTAAATATTTTTCAATACCATCTGTAAAAACACCAGGACCAGTTAAATGATGAATAATATGTTCTCCTTTTATTTCTGATGTTTTTAATATTCTTTCAACAGATAAATCAATTACACTTTTTAAAATAGGTGATTTTTTTGGCGCTGAAAAAACCCATTGACACAAATGTGTTTCATTTTCTGGAACAATTGTTAATAGTGATTCGTTTATAAAAAGTTCAGGTTTTAATAAACAAACAGTATCTACATCTGCATAAATACCACCATTTTCATAAATGATACAATAACGCCATAAATCTGCTTTCATAACTGATATAGGTAAAATACTATATGCTTTGTATATATCTCCACCTATTTTATCTTTCATAAAATTTTCACATTCTTTATCGTTATAAAAATAATAATTATATTCTGGTTTAAATTGTACCCATGATAAAATTGCATTTAATAAATTATGTTCTTTTGATACATATTCTTTTGATTTGTGTGTTTGAAATATATTTTTTGGTATCATATAATATTAATTAATAAAATATTTAATATTATGTTTTTATTAAATATTTAATAAAATAATATGTCTGGTGAAATTCTTATTTTTGCTTTAGATCTTTTTATAGCTAAAATGTGAAATAATCTATGTTCACAATCTTCGTATCTACCATCTAATGTAGTGTATTTTTTAAATACTAATTTTGATTTTGTTGCTTTTGAATGTGATCGTAAATGTTTTATAGGTGTTGCAATTAAACTTTTTTGTATTCTACCATCATAATAAGTATTTAAAAATTTGACAGTCTTATAAATTGAAAATCCATTAAAAGATGAAATACATGGCAATAGTTTATCTTTTGGTAATTTATTTAATAAAGATGTTACATAATTTTGAATAATTTTATAGAAATAATCATTTTTATTAAAATGATTATAACTAAAACAAAAAGGCCAAATTGATAATCCCCATATATCGTAATATTTTGGAGTTGAATTAAAAGATAAAGCATCCCAATCATTTCTTGATAAATATTTTTTTAAAACTTCTGGATTACATTCTTTGCAATTAACATCATCAAAATCCATCATTATAAAATATTCATATTCATTTTTGTTTTTTTTTATATAATTTAAACAATAATTACGTGCAAATGCAATATTATGAGTTCTAAATGGTGATATTATTTTTTTGTTTACAAAAAATGTTAATTTATTGTTTATACTTTGATATTTTTTTAAAATTTGTAGAGTGTCATCAGTTGAATCATCATAAAAAATTAATATTTTATAATCTTCAAAAATAGTTCCAATTTTTTCTATATTTTGTAATACTTTATTTAAATAAGGACCGCAATTTTTAACAGGACCACATATACAACATTTCATTTATATTTATTTATATTTTTATTTTATTATTTTATTATTTTATTTAAAATTGAAAAATAAAAATACGTTTTAATTCAAATTATTATTATGATATCTATTCTTACAACACGATTTAATAATGAAACTTGGGAAATTAATTGTCAAAACCGTGTTCGTCGTAATATAAATTGCATATATGGTTCTCCACATTTAATATGTGAAAAAATTGCTTTAAATTCTCCTATATTTATTATTGAAATGAATAATGAAATGAACAAAATTGAAGGAATTGGATTAATTAAAAATAATACAACAGATCAGTATTATAAATTATATAAAGATCCTAATTATAATCGTTTTACATATATTGGAGAACATCATATTTCAAGAGATATGTTACTTTATTATAATAAAAATCTGGTATGTATATTAGATCAAATTTTATTTAAAGGTTATACACATTCAAAAAGAGGATCTGGATTTACTCAAATTCCTAAAAAAGTTTTGACATCAGAAATATGTAAAAATATAGATCTTAAAAATGAAATAAAAAAAATATTTGTTATTCATTTCAAAAAATAATATTAATAATATTAATAATAATAATAATGGTGATAATTTCAGGATTTACTCAAACAACAGATAACCCTTTTGTTCTTTTTCCTACTAGTAGTGGTGGCAATGATAAAACTTATTTTACTGGATTAACTAATAGCGGAAGTACAGGTAATTATTATTACAATCAAGAAAATGTGTATATTTTTCAAAGAATTGGTGATTTTGCTAATGCAAATGGTAGCATTACAATTGATTCTGGGTTATATATAACTGCTTATTTAGTTGGTGGGGGTGGTAATGGAAATAATTTTGATGCCGGCGGTGGTGGTGGTGGGGGTGGCGCTTATACATTAGGAATATTTACTTCAAGTTCATTAAGTTATAATATAAGTATTGGTGGAAGTGCAACTTCAACAACATTTGGAAATTATTCTGCAGCAGGAGGTACAAATGGAAGTGGATCTGGTAAAGGAAAAATGTTTAGAGATAATTCTTTAGGATATAATTATTTTTATGGTGGCGGTGGGGGTAGTAATAATGGTAATAATAATGGTGGTGGTAATGGTTATAATAGTTTAGGAGGTATAAGTATCCAAGCTTTTTCAGGAGCTGGCGGTGGTGGTTATAATCATAATGGGGGTAATGATTCTGGTGGGGGTGGTGGTTATTATAGTGAAGGTACTCCAAAATATGGTGCAGGAGGTGGTCCAAATGGTGGCGCTCCAGGTGAAAATGCTAGTGGTCCGGGTGGTGGTGGTGGTGGCGCTTATGGTCCGGGTGGTAATGGTGGTTTATTAGGTGGTGGTGGTGGCGCTCAAGGTGGCGCTAGTCGTGGAGGTAATGGTGGCGCTGGTGGTGGTGGGGGAGGTGGGAGTGGCGCTGGTGGTGGTAATGGTGGCGCTGGTGGTGGTGGGGGTGCTGGTGGGACTAATCGTGGGAGTGGAGTTGGTGGTAATGGTGGACCTGGTGGGGGTGGTGGTGGTGGTTCTAATGGTAATAAAATTGGTGGTTCTGGCGGTGTTGGGTTATTAGTTTTGGTTATTAGTTCATCACCACCATCACCACCATGTTTTCTTAATAATAGTAAAATTTTAACTAATAAAGGATACCGTCCTATTCAAGATTTGCGAAAAGGAGATTTAGTAAAAACATACAAACATTATTATAAATCTATTGATATGATTGGCAAAAGTAAAATTACTCATCACGCTTATAAAGAACGCATAAAAAATCAATTGTACAAATGTTCTAAAAATCAATATCCTGAATTAAATGAAGACCTTATTATTACAGGTTGTCACTCTATTTTAGTAGATAATTTTAAATCAAATGAACAAATAAACAAAGCAATTGAATTAAATGGAGACAGACTTTGTGTAACAGATGATAAATTACGTTTACAAGCGTGTTTAGATGATCGTGCAACTGTATATGAAACACCTGGTGAATATACAGTTTATCATTTGGCACTAGAAAATGAAAATTATTTTTCCAATTATGGTATTTATGCAAATGGATTATTAGTGGAGACATGTAGTAAACGTTATTTGAAAGAATTATCTGGAATGGATTTGATTGAATAAATTCACTTTTTATAAAAAGTGGAGCAAAATACGCGTTGCTCTAAATGGAGAAAAATTATATTCTTCTTTATATTAAAAAGAATATAAATATTAATTAATCATTTAATATAATATATGAATATTGATACAAATATTAATAATTATACTTTATCTGAATTAATAGCAATTGCTGAAATAGAAAATTTTAATAAAGAAGAAATTATTGAAAATACAAATAAATACATTTATAAATTTCAAAAAAAAAATCCAGACTTATCTATTTTTTTTCAAAAAATTCAAAATCAATTATTAAATTATAATGATGATTTAGAATTTCATAATAAAGAAGATAATAATTATCATGATAATGATGAAAAAATTCATGTAGAAGGGTTCGCTGGAATGTCTAATGAAGCCACTTATTCTGCAGGTGAAAAACAAATTACTGATTGGCTTGAAAATGAAAATCTTACTCAAAAAGATGAAAATCAAGTTAATAAAATAACACAAAGAAAGCAAAAAATAGAAATATTTGGAAATCAAAATGTTCCAATGAATCGTCAACAAATAGCAACTACTGATACATTTGATTTGCCTGTAAAACAAGACTCTTTAAATCCTAATTTAAAAAATACAACTTCTAGATTTATTAATTTAGATAGTCAATTTCGTCAATATACAAATGGTATAGACTCTAAATCTACTGATTATACATGTGACTTGTCTGATACTATAAAAGATGCATTAAAATTACGTTTATATTCTTATCAAATACCATTTAGTTGGTATGCAATTGATAGCGCTTATGGAAATACATGCTTTTGGATAGTAGATGCATTAACAAATAATGCGGTTCCTATTTCTGTTCCTTCAGGAAATTATAGTCAAGTCAATTTCCAAAATGAATTAAATAATTCTTTTCAAAAAGCAGGATTTATGTTTACTAGTAATCCTGTATATTATAATCCAAATAGTGGAATTATTACTTTGTTCTTATATGGAGGACTTTATGTAGATCCACAAGGTATATTAGAAACTTTTACCATCACAACTGAAACATCTGTTGTATTTTATGATTTTACTGGTGTTTTACAATGTAATAATACTTGTAAAAGTAAAACAAATCATTATTTTAATAATACTCTTGGTTGGTTAATGGGTTATAAATTACCTTATATGAATGTAGATCCTAGTGGTAATGTTGCTTCATCTATTTTAGATTTAAATGGAACTAAATATTTAATTTTGGTTATTGATGATTATAATCAAAATCATGTAAATAATAATTTAGTTTCTATTACACAATATTTAAATACTTTAAAAATACCCAGTTATTATTCAAATGATTTACCTTATGTTTGCATAAGACCAACAACTGAATTAGATAATTTACATGAATTAGTAGATGAAACTATTTTACAATCTATGGTTGATGATCAAACTACAAATGCAGATAATGGACTTTTAATTGCAGGAAAATATGAAAATGATTATACAAATACAATAGAATATTTACCTAGTGCACCCAGAACATTGACACAAGCGCAATTATATACTTTAAATCAAATAAATAAAAATAACAATAATCTTACCAATTATTTGGCGAAAGCGCCAACTTCTTCTGATATTTTAGCAATTTTACCAGTAAAAACTTCTGTAGGTGTTCCAACAGGTACTTTATTAGTTGAATTAGGTGGTTCATTACAAGATAGTTCAAGAGTATATTTTGGTCCGGTTAATATAGAGAGAATGGCAATTAAATTATTAGATGACAAAGGAAATATATTAAATTTAAATGGAAATGATTGGTGTTTTACATTAATTTGCGAATGTTTGTATCAATATTAAAAATAAAAATAAAAAACAAATCATTTTAATATATATCTTTAAATATATTTATGAATATTTTTATGCAATGGTTTAATGTATTAGGTGGTTATGGAGAGATTCTTGTATTTTTTCTCTCTAATTATTTATTATGGAATCATTCAAAATCATATTTTTATTATAATATTGGATGGTTCATAAACTTTTTATTAAATATTATTTTAAAGGGATTTTTACAACAACCTAGACCAAAAGAAGATCCGCGCAATTTTGAATTATTACTAAAACATGGAAAACGATTTGTTTTTAAAAATGGTATGCCTTATGATTTATTTGGTATGCCTTCAGCACATGCACAATCTTGTTTTTATTCAACTATTTTTATATATCTTACTTTTAAACAAATGAATTTATTATTTCTTTATTTAATTATCTCTATGGGAATTGTTTCTCAAAGAGTTGTGTTTGATCATCATACTATTTTACAAGTAATTGTTGGATCTATTTTAGGCGCTATTTTTGGATATATTGTTTATTATTTTACACAAGAAAAAATTAAAGGTAATATTCAAGAGAAACCAGATGATGACGCTCCTATATAATTTATTTATTAAAAAATTATTTTACTTTTATTTTTATTTTTATTTTTATTATGTTTGCATATAATTAGACTTAATGTATTATTAAATGATTAAATGATTAAATGAGTTTATCTAATAACTTTTTCTATACATTTTTTATATTATAATATTTTTATTTAATATAAATGGGTGCAGGTATTTTACCGTCAACAATTTACAATGATAAGTTATATTTTTTATTTGGCAAAGAAAGTAAATTTGAAGATTCTGCTCCAGGATTCAGTGATTTTGGTGGTGGAACTGATAATAATGAAACATTTTTTGAAACTGCGGTGAGAGAAGCGGGAGAAGAATTTACTGGATTTTTAGGTGATGATTTTGATGTTAAACAATTATTACGTAAATATGGAACATATAACATTGATTATAATACAAATGGTCATAAAACATATAGAATGCATATTTTTCCTATGGAATACAATAAATGGTTGCCATATTATTATAATAATAATCAACGTTTTTTACAAAAACGATTACCTGAAACAGTATTTAAAACAACAAAAATTTTTGAAAAAGCAGAAATTCGTTGGATATGTGTAGATGATTTGCAAAAAATGCGTTCTCAATTTAGATCTTATTTTCAAAATATTATTGATATAATGTTGTCTCAAAAAGAAAGTATAACAGAGTTTATTCAAAAAAGTGTAAATAAATCAAAAAAGAATAAATCAAAAAAGAATAAATCAAAAAAAAATAAATCAAAACAGAATAAATCAAAAAAAAATAAATCAAAAAAAATCAAATAAATCAAATAAATCAAATAAATCAAATATTATATATATATATATATATATATATATATATATATA